GAATTAGCAATCTGGTTGGCCAAATCAATGGATCCACCAGATGAAGGTAGCGGTGTAGTTTGTGACATAAACTACTTTCCTAATAATGTTGCTAAACGCTGCAATGCTGGAGAAGCGTCTGGATGCATAGCTGCTGATTGAACAACTTGCTTGGCAGATGCTCCAGGGGTAATAACCTGTCCTGGTTGAATACCAATGGCAGATAGTCCTGCACCAGCTCCAGTTGCTGCACCAGTAGTGACTGGCTCATTTGGGCGCTGTGTAGGGGCAGTCAATGGAACAACTGGTGGTTGTTGTGGCTGCGCTGGTTGTTGCTGTTGCTGTGCCGCCTGAGCCATCTGAGATGGCGATGTTGGGCGTGGAGATGGCGTAGCAGCCATCGGGGCACCGCCTTGAATCTGCATCATGTCTGTACCGTCGCCGTAATTAGGCATGCCAGATACATAACGCATTGCTTGCTTAGATGCAGGTCCGCCATCGGTGCGTTGGCTTAATGAGCCTGGGCCAGATTGCATAGCTGGTTTAGCTGGAGCTTGGTAGCCGCCTTTGCCTGCCATATTTACTCACCCTCTGTAATAGTCTCAATGGTACGGACAACATCATCGTGAAAAGCCCTGCGGCTAGCCACGACATTTGCTTGATGTAAGAACACTTGCTCCATTACATCAAAAAACTTGGTAAAGCTAAGGATTAAATCCTTGATAAGATGGGTAAAGACAGCGACTACATCCCAGAATGTAATCGGTTCATAAAACGCGTCGCTGTCTTCGTTATCCAATTTTTACTTAGCGCCCTTGCTTGAACCTTTGGTTCCTGCTGGTTGTACGCTGTACTTAATGTCAGACTTGCCAGTTTTTGCTGGGCCAGCCTTCTTCTGGATTTTTACGCCTTGTGTAACAGCAGCAGATGAACCGTGTCCACCTTGCAATGCTGGCTTTGGAACAGATGCTCCGAGCTTTGACTTTGTTGCCATTGTTATTCTCCTATAGGGATTGGTTATCTCGCCAGTAACGTTAGGCTGGTGAGCGTCTGGATAATGACGCAGCAAGCTGCGGCGATCCAGAAGATGATAGGCCAGCGAGTAGAGATTGCAAAGCAGAGCCACCTTGGCCTTGTTGTGGGGCAGGCATACCCATTGGTGGTTGCCCAGGTTGCTGTCCTGGTGCTGGCTGAGCTTGCTCTTCTCCTGGCTGTGGTGCAGGTGCAGGTTCTGGAGCAAATGCTTTAGTGATAATTTCTTCAATAGGGTTGCCGTTCTGGCGGCCCTGAATAACTTTTGCTATTGCTGTAATGACCTTGGATGGGTCACCACCCTGCATGGCAATTTGTGGAAGCGCATTAGCATAAGAAGCAACGGCAGCCATCAGGCTGTCGCGTAATTCCTCTACTTCAACGCGCTCTTCTTCTTGGGTGACGTTCATTTCCCACGGCATTTGACGACGCAAAAAGTCGCGTGAGATAAGCTTATCGCCACGGGCCTGTAAGCCGAATACCAATGCACGGTTTGGATCAAGACCAGCCATCAAGCCGTAGGTCACATCGCAGGAGTAATCTCCCTTAATATCTTCCTTTGGAGTGTAGGTAATGGCATAAGGAGCGCCAGCGTTAATGCCGCGTACTTCCTTAGTAGCATCACCAAAGAGCTTCTCGTCCATTATAAAGCACAGACGGATAACTTCCTTGAATGTCTCAGCAAAGACAGCTTGCGCAGTCTTGACCTGAGTATCAAAGCCACCCATGAGTGCTTGTACGCCACGACCAGTGACGATAGAACCTGACTGCTGACCAAGGCGACCTTCTGGATAACGTGAACCAGTACGCATTTCTTGGTCAAGAATTTCGTTCTCTTGGAAAATGCCAGGTGGGATGTTTAGATCCACACGACGAATCTGCTGTGGGTTGGCAGAGCGAATAGTCGCATCTGGGCCAATCTCCAGAACGTTAACATCTGATGGCAAAGCAAATGGTGCCTGTACTGCCTTCTGCGCTGCTTCTAGCGAGAGTGAAGCGAAGCGGGCACGGGCAACCTGTACCCACATAATGTCATCAAACTGTCCACGTTGATGCTCGTCTGAGTCAACGCCAGGACGAAGCGCGATAGCGACAGGAATTTCACCAAGGTCATTAGCAACCTTTGAGAGAACAAAGTTGTTGCGCTCTGGCAAGAACAGGACGAGCTGGTCCTTGTCTTGGTAGCGATACATCTCCAGCATGCGCTCAGAGTTGCGGTTCTCGTACTGACCGCGGATGATGTTCTCATGCTCAGGAAAGTCGTTAATCAATTCACGGACTGTCTTGATGTAGCGCTTGCTGTAGGAGATAAGCTTACCAAAGCGGTCAAACTCTGGGTATGCTCCAATAGGCGAGTCAATGCGAATCATTGGTCGCTTGTTCTCGTAGTCAGCTTCAATCAAAAATGGAAGAAAACCAAAAGTCAAGTAACGGTCAGCACCTGAGTACATCATGGTCTGAAGGTTGCATGTGTCGCGGTAGCCAGCGGCAATCATGGTGCGCTTGTCGGCGCGACGGCGGGCTGCATCCGAGACGGTATTAGTCGTCATGCAGTTAAAGGCAGGAAGAGGCGCGATAACTTCAGCAACGTCGCGAGCAGCAACGTCAATGAAGTTGGCAATCATTGGCTTTGGATAGTCCTCAGAGAACATGCCAGGGAATACCTGGTCAAGCTTACCCTGACGGATAGCCAGCAAATCATCGTAGCGAGTATCGCG